CAGTCGTTTTAGATCGTCTTCCAAGATGTCAATCCTACGCTTCTGTGATCCAATGTAATTGAAGGCTTGGTTAATCTGATCATTCTGCCGGCCCAAGATCTTGCCAGCGACCCAACTGCCTCCTGTAATAGCTGATACAACGGCAGTCAAGCCGATAGCAATGTACTCTGGACCCACGACTTCGAATTGACTTTTTTCTAATTCTAGGCTTTAGTAATCGAGCTGAAGTTTTCCTTTTCGCATCAATCCGTTAATCATCCAGACGAGAGCGTCAACGCAGTCATCGTGACTACTTACACCAAAGTTTGTAAGCTCTTCGAACATTGCGGTGAAGTTGCGATACCGATTGAAGATAATTTTGCGGTCCTCAAAAAGACCCATACAACCACGAAAGCGGGCCAACTTATCAGCCCGGAAACCTTTGACCGGATGCCAGTTTATGTTGTAAAGATTTTCATTTTGTAGACACACTCTTTTGAAGTCTGCCTCCAGTGATGCCTGGTATTGAACGGCTTCTGAATAAACATCACACGTCGAGTAAGTCGGATAATAGTTGCCGCTTTCATCCCTGCCAAGTACCGACCAATCATTAAGCAATTCTTTAAGTGCATCAAGTTTCTCAAGGTTCCCCATGACGCGCAAACGTCGGTAATCAATAACATGGATCTGATCACCGATGCGTCCGCCGAGCACCATAACTGTATAGTCATTCTTTTCTTTGGTACCAGCAGATAAGTCAACACCAACGGCAAGCATATCGAACTCCGTAGAGATCTCTGCCTTCACAATCAATTCTGGTGCCAGTGATAGTTCGTTCTGACGAACGACCTGATTCATGTACTGGAACGAGAAAGCAATAGGTGCCTGTCTTTTCTTTTCCTTCAGGTAATCCAATGACCACATCTCTGGCCAATATGACAGCTCATCCCCTGTTGAAGGATCTTGAAGGATTGCAGACAACACGATCTGTAGCCAATTGTTTTGCGCATTGAATGTAGTGGAGTGAATGTCATCATGGCGGAAGCGCGTACCAAGGCAGATGGCACGTGCACCTTCAAACATGGTGGGTGCAATCACCGCATTCCAGTTGTCCTGCATCTGTTTACGGATGTCAGGGTTGGAGATGTCAGCAGCAGATTTGATCGCGTCATCAATGATGACCAGGTGAGAACGTTTCGATGTCACTGAACCCTTAAGGCCCGCAGCACAGAGTGTGAATTGTTCTTCACCAGTGGTGTCGATACCTGCAAACTTGTGATCAATGGACCAGTACTCATTACTGGTGACGTTCTTGAGCAGGCGAACAGTCGGAAAGACTTCTTGGTACCGCTTGCTTTCAATGATACGTTTGATGGTTGCCGACTTGGATCGTGCGATATCAACCGTATAAGACAGATAGAGGATCTGCAGGGGCTTCTTGGCCATCGTATGGATGCCAATGGCCCATGCGGTAAACAAACCAAGGACGGTGCTTTTCGCTGAGCCCCTGGGTGCTAATAGATCAACGTTGGGTCCAGCAATCTTGAGGAGGCAGCTGCTGTCTTGTTCTGTCACAAAGTGACGATGCCATTCCTTGTGATGTTGCGCCGGAGGTTTGTCTGCTACGTACTCACAAAAGAACCCAAAATCTTCCCTTGCTTTTTCCAGGGATTCAAGATTTCGTGGTACACGTATTTGTTGCCTGCGAGCAGCAGCTTGTGCATTTCGTCGATACGCAAGATGTTGATAGGCAGGCACGATGGGTATTGTTCAGTGTATTACTGAATACTACCTCATGCGTCGTCTTTGTTGTTCTTCTTCTGTTCCTTATACTTGCGCGCTTTGTCCAAGGCTGCCTTCCGCTTTTCTTTGTCGGTCATCTCGCTGCCGTCCTCGTTCTTGGCCTCCTTCTTTTTGAAGTGCTCCAGAAGCTGGGGCGGCATTTTGTTCTTGCTCATTTTCTTTTTTTTGCATTAAAGCGTTCATAACCTCTTGCCCTTCAGAAACCTTCTGGGCTAAAGGTGTTGGGCGTCGTAAACCGGCGAAACTTTCACGGTTCTTCTGAAGCTGACGAACAACATCAGCAAGGCGTCCTGCAATATTCTCACCAAATACAGGTGGCTGCGGTGGTGGTTTCTGCATGGTACAAGTCTAAGTTAATTATTCTTCCATCTGCATATGGGACCAGACACTCATCGAGGCTTCTTCCAGGGGTACCTCAATGGGGTCGTCTTTAAATATGGTTAACAACTCACGTATGGCACGGTCAGCGCCAGCCATTAACAGGCCCTTGCGATCTTTGTTGGCAGTAAAAAGTTCTACCTGAGCAATAGTGCCGCGTAATTCTTTTTGCATCGATGCAATACGTGCAACACCCGAATCACGCTTCACAACACCATTGTCTACATCTTCTCGAAGCTTTCGAATATCTTCTTGCATTTCCTCAATTTCACGCAGGAGAACAAGCCTATGATCAGGTTTAGGATAGGTCTCCTTTAACCAGAGGGCACAACCTGAGATGCTACCGTTATAACGTAAGAAACGTGCGTAAAGGTAGCATTCAATCACAGAGAAATTTTCTGAGCAAAATGCCCTGAAAGCTTCTTCGGTTGGTGCATCAAGATTATCGACCCATTGGTCGAAGATATCAATATCGATACGCTCTTTGGGACTGGGCGTAGTCCCTTGCCTCATCCCCTTCGCTGAAGCGCTGAGCTTGGGCTGCACTTGTTCTTTGCTCTTCACCTGACTTCCCGATAGAGGCACGTTCTTGTTCACCTGCTTCCTTCATCTTTTCTTTAGAGGATCCAACGGAAACGTCCTGGAAGATTTTAACGGCAGACGCAGCTTTACGTGCTTTGTCCTCGTCAAATAACAGATCATAAGAATTTAAATCCTTATCATCGTCGTAATAAAAATCTTCGTCGTTCATGGCCGTTCAGTTTCCTTGATGTCTTGCCTGACATCGGTTTCTTCTTTATCCAGTTTATCTGAAGTTTGTTTTTTATCGAGACGTTCTTTTGAATAACGATAAGCAGCATCAGCGGCTTGTCGATAACGCCTCAACTCATCAAACTCGGAACTGGATTCTTGCATCAGAAATTACGCATCATACTGGCGAGGCCGCCAGCAAAGGTATCGCGTTGACGTGCACGGTTAGACTGGGCAGCTTGACGCATTTTAGAACCCTCAAGACGACTGACGAGTGTTTCAAAATCATCCAGCTCAGCAGCAGACATACCGCCGCCATGCTGACGATTTATGGCATCATCTTTAATTTGCTGAGCTGTTGCTGGATCAGCCCCGGCAAGATCTTCATCACTAGGAATCACGCCACGTGTTGACGCCTTTGTTGCAGCCTCAACCGTATCGTTAGACAACAAGCTAACAGAGCTTAAATTCTGTGTGGCAGAAGTAGATTGTGGTGTTTGAGGAGAAGGGCCAACGGGTTGGCTTGAAGAAAAAAGTTTAAAGAAAGGGTTTGATCCTGAGACTTGACCGCCGACAATACTAAACTGACCCATGTGGATACCTTTATAGTTTCAAATACTGGCCGCTTCGACGCAAGGTGCAAGACCAACGGCCAGTAAATGCTTCTAAATCAGAAGTTACCCATCATGCTGGCAAGACCGCCGGCGAACACATCACGTTGACGTGCACGGTTGGACTGGGCGGCTTGACGCATCTTGGAACCTTCGAGACGACCTACAAGAGTTTCAAAATCATCCAGCTCAGCAGCAGACATGCCGCCGCCGTACTGACGATTCTTAAGAGAATCGATTAAATCTTGTTTTTCTGCCTCACCCATGCCAAGGAGCTGTTCATCCGTAGGCGCCGTAAAACCAGTTCCGCGAGACGTACCAGTGACTTTGTCGTAATAAGCCATTTATCAAAAGAGAGAAACTCTACAAGTATTTTAGTATGCTCAACTTAGAAATTGAACATACCATAGATGCTGCTGGCCATCTGTGCACCACGTTCAATATTGGCAATATTTCTGTATCCAGCGTTTATGATTTTTTGTATATCAAGCTTGCCTTTTGACTCAGCTTGTATTTCTGGAATGCGATTATCGACCTCATACTTTAAACGTTCGGTCGCGGCATCTTCAATGAGGCGACGCAAAGTTTGTTCTTGAGCGTAATCAACTTCAAGTTTGAAGGGATTACTGGCTCCGGCAAAAGAGGCAGCAGAACTAACTGAAGAACTTGCGCTTGGTGTCTCAGGTATGAAACTAGTTGGATCATTTGGCTCATACCGAACAGCGCTAATAGTTCCTTGCGGTGTGTAATCAAAGGCGGCGGTTGTTCCAGGGTTGGCAGATTGTCTTGCACGTTCTTCTTGAGCTTGCGTCTGAGCCTGCACGGCTTGTTGAACAAAAGTCTGCGCAGAAGGTTTAACGGTTACATCTGCTTTTTCAGCACGAGAAATAACTGCTTGAGGTGTATAACCAGTTTGTTTTGCAATCTGTTTAACTTCTTTACCGCTAAGTTTTTTACCTGCAGCAGCAATAGCCTCCCCAATGCGTTGATTGTTGCCTTTGTTTTTGTTTTTAGACATTGTTATTTCCTCTTTTGTTTACTTTAAGCGGAGGTGCCAAGCATGGCATTAACCATTTGATTGACTTTTGCCGCATCAAAATTAACGCGACCACGTCCAATTAATTTACCTTCTGCATTTCGCGCTATAGGACCATATTGTTGTTCCCACGCAATATCACCAGGTGTTCTAACCAAGTCAGAAGCAATCATGTTCTGTCGTACAAAATCAGAAAAAGCTTCGGGGCTTCGTACGTTGGTCGCTTTAGCAATATCAATGTATCGTTCAAAATCTTTTTCAGGCATCGACAAGCCTTGCTGGCCATAGGCAAAAGAAGCAAGATCACGATAGCCACCGGTTTGATAATCAATCGGTTTTTTGTAACTACGTGTTAATTGCTTTTGAATAAACTTTGGATTTGAAAACCTATCAAGATAACTTTGCAAAAACGCTTCTTTAGCGCCAGGGGAAGTGTATGTTTTTGCTTCTTCTCTAATAACTTGCTTTTGTTGTTTAGTGGCGCGGAGTTGATTACGACCATACTCAGACAAATCTTCCATTGTCTTGGATGGTTCATATGTTGGGCCGCCGCCGCCAAGTGCGCCTCCAATAAGCTGGCCGCCTGCGCCTACTGCTAAACCACCTAAAAGTGCGGGTAACATTCGTCTACTTACTGGCTTTTACTCTTACGTTTTATTTTAACTCAACTGTTTTATCAAGAATAGACAAAAGCACCAAAGCTGCCCATCGGGCCGGCCAAATCCGGCAAGTTTGCCCTTGTCAAAGAACGACGATAAGCAGAGTTATTAACAGCAATTTGGGCCGCTCTTATTGGATCGTTAAAAGAACGAAAGCGATCAAAGTTTTGAGCAAGCATTTCTTTACCAAAACCAGCGTCAAACATTGCGTTTTGAGCTGCAAATTGGTTTTTAGCTGCAGTGTTTAAGTTTGCTTGCTGCGCCCCAGCCATAACTGAGTTTGCTGCAGTTAAGAAGCCAAGTCCGGGACTAAATGCACTTGTTGCACCGCCTGCTGCACCACCATAACTCGGTACGTTACCGCCAAAGCCACCTACGTTTAGGCCGCCATATCCACCAAAGGGATTTTTAATCAGGTTGTCTGCAACGCCTCCCGCTCCTGGGAGGGATCCAACTGAGAAACCGCTATTCCAATTCATGATTAAAGACTCGTGTACTGACGGTTTACAAAGGGAATAGGACGACCAATCCCTTGCGCAATTGCTTGCATAGTCTCAGGCATGTAGTAATGAGATGCAGCCATTGCACGCGATGCTTTATTTGGTAGGTCCAGGATGCCAGCAAAGATTGCAGAGTCTTTCCCTAAACGTTGACTCTCGCGTGCCACGTCTTTTTGATAAGGGCCAAGGACATCGAGCATTTCTTTCATGCGCTGCGGATCGGAAGCCTGGGCGCGTTGTTGCTCAAGTAAATATGCCATTGCACCCATATCACTACCAAAGGCATCCTTAAATTGTTGGATGCGTTCTTTATCAAGATTTAAATAACGTCCGGCAATTGATGTTTGCGGTGTTGTATTTAAACGTTGAGTAGGATCAGTAAAACCGCCAACGTTTAAACCTGTAAAACCTGACGTATTTAAGGCTGGCCCAGTTTGTCCGTAGTAGTTAGCCATGATCAACCAAACCTAATTTGAGGGGCCTGGATGGTCGAACCAGCGTACGGATTTGTTTGTAAAGCTGTGTTAACCAATTGTGCTGTATTCTGTTGTGCACCAAGAGCCAGGGAGCCAGCAGTTGCAAGCACACCTTGTTGCATGTAACCTTGATTTTGTGTGTTCATCAAAGCTTGTTGACGAACCAGGTCTGCATTCTTAAGTTTGTTGATTAAAGGAATATTGCGTTGGAGGTTGAGATATTCTTGATCGGAATATGCTTTGCTCAGGTCAGTAAGGCTACTGGTATACACACCCATGTTGTCACGGTATTGTGTGGTGCCAAGCTCGGCTAACTGCTTATTGATCGCCATCTGGGTGCTGAACTCACCCTCTTTACCTTTCGTGGGCTTGCCTGTTGCTGATTGATAAGCTAAAGAAGCGGCCGATGAAGTGATGCCAGGAATAATGGCACCTAACCCCATCAGGCCAAGTCCAATAGCACTACCAACAACACCGCCTTTGCCGATCATTGCTTGTCCCGAGCGGCCAAGCATACCAGCGCCTGCTGTAGATAAAAGGGCAGGGGCAAGGCCCCCTAGAGCACCAAGAGGCCGACCTGCTTCAATTTCCTGGCGTGTTTCGTTAACTGCCGGCATAATACCAACAGCAAGGGCTCCAGCCGGTAAAGCATATTTACCGTAACGTCCAAGAAATTGTTGTGCGGCATCTGCACCTTGCCTTAAGCCTGCTTTGCCTTGCTCGAGCATCTGTGCGCCGCGCTGACGGTAGCCTGGACCAGGAGCTGATCCCACTGCTTCACGCACGTCCCCAGTAACTGGATCACCCTCGTAAGTCTTACCAGTCGTCGGATCGGTAAAAATACGTGCCATTTATTTAATTACCTTTATAAAATAAATTCTATCACTGCATCATTTCATACTGACCAAGGGTCGGTAATTTTGGCTCGGTTGCTTTTGCGGCAAGTACGGTATTGGCAAGATTGCCGAGCATTGCGCCAGCCACGGATCCACCTGCTGCACCTGCCAAGCCACGCTTAAAAGAACCACGTACTGTTGGCGCGGTACGAATGGCAGCAGCAGCACCAGCAATACCACCAGCAGCCGTTGTAACAGATGGGATGGTAATTGGATAGCCAAGCATTCGAGCCTCTGGTACACCCTCAAGGTTTTCAGGTGTTGCTTTAATGAGGCCAAGAAAACCTTTGTCTTGATAGTAATTTCGAAGGTAGTTACCGTAGCGTTCAGGTGTCAAAGAAGGAATATCTTCTTTGGCTGTTTCATATTTCAATGGACGACCTGTGCGACCCAGGAAGAAACGTTCAAATAACTCAGGGACTGGCTGAGATGTTTCTCTACGATCTTCTGACCCTTCTTCCGCATAGGCTTGAGAAAAGCCCTTGGGTCTAAACATCTCACCAGGATTTGTGATGTTGTAGGCACCAGCAAGAGCTGTCGTTGGTACTGTGATTGCAGCAGCGATTAAGCCGGTCTTTGCAGGGCCAAGTTCCTGGTAAGCTTCTTTGCCAATTGCTTTTTGAGCACCTGCTTCAAGCAAGGCAAGAGGGTGGTTATAGCGCCAATAGATGCCTCGTGTGCCATCATTGGTTAAGTCTGTAGCAAGACGCATGCCAAGTGCGCCCATTGCTTCTACAGGTGTTTCTTTGAAGGAGACACCTAGACCACGCAACTCTTCATGGTAACGACCACGGAGACCTGGTATTTCTTTTAAGATGCTTGGATTATATTCAATTTCTTGTTTACGACCTGCAGGGTAATCGGGGTCGTAAACGGCAGCCCTTTGACTTGCCTCAGCACTTTTGCGTGCACCCGAGACGAGTTTTTGTTTAACCTGGCCAGCTTGATTGAGTAACTGCTGAAAGCCCATTGCTTATGCCCCCAAGGTTTGTTGAAGTAACGCCTGATCTTGTGGGCTTAAGTATTGAGACCAATTATTTTGTTGATTAAGGAATTGTTGAAAGTCGTTTGGATCTGGAAGTCCGGTCATCTGGAACTGCGTACCAGGGGATAGGAGTTGATCCTGAAGAGGCATTTGATTAACAAGAGAGCGTTGCTCAACTTGCTGCATCATTTGCTGCTGTTGGCCTGTGCCATAGATCAAGGGGCTTGTCAGGTAACCAGCACCAATTGATGTGCCAATATTTAAAGGTGTTTCTAAAGGGTGAGAACCTTGTTGGACAATTTTTTCCCCTGTGCTTGGATCAACTAACGTACGTTTGGTATAGGATTTTGGACTGAATTTTTTTAAGCCAATAAGAGGTATTGCAGAGGCAGCGGCATCAACAGCTCCTGTGGCAAGGGCTTGCAAGGGATTAGCACCACCAATGAGAGACAGTCCACTGGCAAGTGCGCCACTCGTCAGCGAAGGCTTGGCTACCTCT